TTCAACGGCTGTCTTTCCGGTTCCACTAATTCCGCCCCCGCCCAAAGGAATATCACTACCCACAATCCATACTTTGGTTGCCGTCGCTTTTAATCCGAGGTCTAAAATTCCCCCGGCTTTTTTCCCTATTTCAGTTTTTCCAAATACTTCCCGTAATAATTGATAGGTTAACGCGGAGCCAAGGATTCCCTCCGCCGCTGTTTTTCCAATTTGATAACCACCTACTGCCAATTTACTTTTTGATAAGGATTCCAGAGAATCACGGACTTTTGGAGCATTGATAATAATTCCGGCCATTGATTCTTTTGTATCTTCAATATTAGAATTTAATCTTCCAAATGTTAAAGTCAATCTATCATTTCCACCGGATAATTCATTACTGGATTCATTCATGCGTTTTAGAGCTTTATTGTAGGCTTCAGAATCACGCCGTAACAGATTAGCTAATAATAAACCGCTGGAACCCAGCGTTTCCTCCAGTATTTTATTTCTTAATTCGGGACTGGCGTTTTTGGGAATAGCAGATTCAACGGTTTTAATAATATCAATTAAGGATTGTTTATTAATATCTAATCCCTTCATTTTATATAATCGGGCCAGGGGGTTCATTTCTGAAGGCGGACCAAAAATATCTCCGGCTCGTTGAATGGCTTCCAATTGTGTTTGTGCAATTAAAGAGATTGCCCTACCTCCGCCCAATCCCTGAGATTTTAAAAGTAATGCAGATTTTACAATGGATTCAAAAGATTGTCCTGCGGCTACCAATCTTGTAATTGTAGCCGGTTGAATTTCATTAAATCCCTCAAAGCCCAATCCGGATTCGCCCAACTGATTCATCGCTTTGGCTAATTCCGGTCCTCGTAATCCGAATGTCAAAAATAATTTATTGGCTGTTTCGCTTGTAATTCCCAAATCTTCCCCGAATTTAGCGGATGATCTGGCACCGATAACCAAATTTTCATTTAACTGTTTTACGTTGGTGTTAAACTGTCCCATTTTTAAAGTAATCCCGGAAACTTCATTATTTGTTTTTCCGGTAATTTGTCCAACTACATCAATATTATCCTTTAAACTTTTCATTTCTTCTTTGGTTGCTAATGTGCGTAATTGTAATTTATACATCGTATCTTCAGAATCTGCCAATCCGGTAAAATCAAATTCGCTTTTGAATTTTCCGAATGTATAGGCAATCCCTCCCAATCGTGCCAGGTTCTGAAGGTTGCCGGTGATTTTATCCAACATCCCGCTTGCACCCTTGAAAGCCCCGGACATGGTTTGCCCCGCTTGAATTCCTATCCTTCCCGCCTCGTTATATGCCCGGAGTAACTTGGAGTTATCCCCGGTCATTCTTATGATAGCTTCACGGACAATTGCCATTATTCATCATTCCTTTTCCGAATTAATTCCAAAGCATATTGATAGGCTTCGGAGCGGGTTTTGTTTTTATTTTCATATTCCATAATTTTTTGTTTCCATTTCTGTTTCGGAGATTCGGATATAAATTCAGCCAGGGTAAAGGCTTCTTTTTCCTCATTGATTACGGATTGTCTAACCTGGAATTCAAGCCATTGCCCTTCCGTAATATCCTCAAATCGTTTTCCAAAGAAATAGCCAGCTTTCTGAGAATGTTCAAATTTGTAATTGAGAAAATAATCTTGTCGAAATTTTTTTTTAGCTCCATCAAATCTTCATCGGTGATATTTTCCCCGTTGATTTCCTGTTTAAAATCCTCATATTGCCGGATTAAATCGAGAATTTGCTTATCATCCAGAATCCGAACATCATTTAAGGTTTTGAAATAAGGTTTATGTAATCCGGTTTCACCATCTCGAATATAATCCGGGTCTACGGAAAATAGAAATATTTGTTGCGTGAAATTCTCGATAACATAAGCATCCTGAATTTGAACGGGGGCAACAGAGGAGTCTATTTTATGGTCTTTAAATTTTTCTTCGGTATTAAAATCGCATTGCAAACGTTGCGCGGAGGAAAGAATCTGGAGTCCGACTTCTAAATCAGACCCTAGTATTTTAACGATTCTTTGAACATTTCTTCCTAATTTCGCCGGATTGAATTGAGCCATGAGAAATTATCATATCACAAGATTAAGTTCCTGTTGGAATAGATGCCGGTTGCGACAAAGCGGTTTCATCCGTCATATATAAAAATGAAAGGGTAATATTCCGGGTGGCGGTATCTGTTGGGATAGCAGATATCCCCCGGTTTTCAATCGCCACATCATGAAATATAACCACCTGTCCATCTTCGCCATATTCCACCCGCATGGTCCCGGCATTTGCCAGCGTCAGATTTTCAAAATTAAATTCATCGGTCGGTATCAATATTTGGGATTTGAAAGTAATCGTCCCCGCTTCAGAAATCGATTGACCCCGCACTGTACCGGAGGGGTTTACCGCCGGGTCCGTGAATACTTTCTTTTTGAATAATTTCGGGTTATCAAAAGCAACATCGAAATTTTCAATCGAATAACTGAAGGTCGTTTGCTTTCCGTCTTTTGCACTCACGGAAATTATTAAATTAGATGCTGCATTGTCTGCCATAAATGATTCTCCTTATAGAATTAATCGTAATTCGGCGGCGATAATATATAACCCCGGTACAATGGGACTTGGTATCGCAATATCAAGACGAGTATTGTCTTGGATATTGCGTTCCAGAATGAGTCCGGGAATATTTGCATTGATATCCTGTAAAATTTCCAGTTGCTCCTCATTTTTTAAAACAGAAATAATGGCTGACCGGATTTGCGAAATTGCCCTATCGGTAAATTTCTGACGGGGAAATTGCTGTAACAATCGGGTGCGTATGGCAAGCCGGGTATAATCCAATATTAAAATTACATTCACGTCAAGCAGAGCAATAGAGGGTGCACCGCTTTGAGTCATAAAAGTAGTTATGGTTCTAACAATTTGTGAGGCTGAACCCTGACCTACTTCAATAGGAGTGCAACCTTTTGTCATCAACGATTCCTGTTGAGTCCGGGATAATCGAGATACAACAGGAGCGGGAGTAATTCCAGTTAATTGAACTCCGTTAAAAGGTAAAGCGGGATCGCTAGTAGAAGCCAAAACAGAAGCTACGGCCGCCGCTACATTATAATGATGCGCCGCCGGGTTCGGATAACAAACAGAAAGCATACGCCCGCTATTGAGTGCCGCCGCCGCCGTTGTAGCCAAAGTCATTGTATTTGTAGAATTAAATGATGCGGAAGTTGTGAATGCAAACACCGCTACTTGACCCCGTTGCTCAATCGCATTACCGGCGGTTTCAATATGTGTTTTTAATAATAAAAGAAAATCTGTTGAATTAACAGCGGGAACAATAAAATTAAACCGGCTTGGAAATACATTATCCAATACCGTTTGAAAACGGGTTGTCGATACAACCATTGTCGTGGATATCGCATAAGCCGATGTGCTGGAATCAAAAGCCATTGCAAAAATGGATACATAGGGGTTCGCTACAATCGCTGAATTAATCATACTAGCAATATTGGAAGTAGAACCAAATACAGATGACCCTGCATAACTATCAAATATTTCATAAAGCGTTCCAATCGTTCCTACACCGTCATCGCTTTTCATTCCAATCAATAAAACGACCTGTGGGTTTTGTACCAGTCCCTGATTTGCCAAGGTTAAATTATAATCGATGTAAACCCCGGGTTTTCTTATATTGGACGGGACATTATAAATATTCAGGTTTTGAGATAATACCGATACAGCCAGTAATAAACAGATAGATAATAGAAAATATTTTTTCATTGATTTCTCCTTTTTATTCGTTTGCTAATTCAACATAATCCCCGGCGATTTTTAAAACTTCATCGTAATTATTTGCCCGGAGTGCCCGTTTGACAAATTCATTTAATTTGGGTTGTAAGTTATTTTTCGACATAACCCGCTTGACTTCCTCAATGACAGAAAATTGATTATCAGCAATATTTAATAAATCGCAAATCGGTTTTTTTACTTTTGATTTTTCTTTTTCCTCTGGCATAATTATTTTCTCCTATGTAACAGACTCTTCTAATTCATTGATACTGCCATGCTCCTGTTCACTGTCCGGGGTAATATTATCTTCTTTAAATGGACGGTGTGGGTCATTGGGATTAAAGACAAACCCGATGGTTTCCAGGAACGATTGAATATAACTATCATCGTAAGTTAATAATGTTTCCCGTGCGAGCACACCGGATGTAATAACACCCAGGGCTTTATTTTCCGACTCTTCGGTATGATATAACGTTTCATTGGCTATGATTTTACCATGTCTTCCCAAATTCGCAATATTCTGAATTTTCAAATCGTTCATATAATTGGGGTCATGTCCCCGTTCCAACCAAATGGCAATCGCTTTGGAAAGCGTATTTAATTTCTTGCTCATATTTTCCGGTATCGGTTCGGCAATTTGAATCCGTATCATGATATTGCAATCATCATCTGTAGAATCAAATACTTTATTCACAAAATTACTTCGTATCCGGAATACTTCAAGGCTTGGCATTTCATTCCATCCAATCGAAGTAATTAAATTTCCGGCTCCATCTCGTTTCGCTTTTTGATAATGAAATACTTTCTGAATGAAATTAAACCCGGCATAATAATTGATGACCGTTTGTAAAAAGTCAGCGATCGTTTTAACGGTTAAATCTGGTTGTAATTGTTCAGCCATTGATTTCACCTATCAAATAATCCGCTATAATCCGGTTGGCATCATCGGCATCTTGTTCCTGGATAACGGCAATGGGTCGTGCGGGGATATTTCTTTTATCACTTCCCAGATCATGAGTCGCAGCGTAAACTTTTTTACTTCCCATTTCCAGAATATTTTTATTAATAATCCGATTCACGTTATCCGAACTGTTTAACCGGACAAAACTTTGCATAAGTTGTGCGGTATCTATTAATATCTGTGCATTTTCAAGAAACCCTGCGGATGATTCTTTATATCTTGCAGAACCCACCGATTTCATGCCCCGCATTTTTTTTGAAACCAATCCCTTGCCTTTATTCCGGCGATAATAACGGGCGATAATGGTTTCCGGTTTCAACGGTTTCCATTTTTCCGGTCTGCCTTGCTCCATAAAATTCTGTTGGAATGACGGGACTATAATGGTAGTCGCAATAACTTTAAAAGGTTTCGTTAAATCAATTCCCCGCTTTAATAAATCCTGGGTGAATAATTCACTCTTATTTGTAAAATCAGTTATATCAATAGCAATTGATTCCATTTACCAAGTCCTGTATCCTGAATTTCCTAAATCACTTAATCGGGTTGTATTCATCCGGGGCAATGTAGATTTGTTACTTTGTGCCGGTGCCGTGGTCGGTGCCGTTTCCGGGTCGGTTATCGACGCTTTCCCTTCTTGAACTCTCCGCAAATACATAATTTTTTCTTTGTAGCGGGCGTATCTCAATCCGTCTGCATCCTGCTGATTATTTTTTGACATTAAATTCCAAATAGCGATATCAATACAGCATTCCAGAAGTGCTCCTGTCCACGACGTGATATCTTCAATCGCTTTCCGGTCAATCATATAACCCTTGACTTCGGAAATCGCTTTATTGATTTGTACATAGACACGGGAATTGGGAGCCGTATTTTTATTGGTATCGTTATCCGTTAGAAAAGCGGTATAGGCGGTAGTATCTGTTTTATCCTGTACCCATGACAATAATAACCCACTAGGTAGTGAGTCGTTAATATTTGTCAGAGTAACAGGAGGTAAAGCCATTCACTTTTATTCGCTTTCATCGATAATGACTATTTCGATATTCGGATTTTTTTCTAATCGTTCCAATGCAACCTTTGTAAAATCTAGCGGGTCAATCTTTTTCCCTGCTTTTAATTGCAGGATATTTTCAAAGGTGAAATTATTCTTGACCTTCAAAACTTTCTTTTTGCTAGGGTCAACCACCCGGACATATCCATCTTTGATGAACTGTGCGCGTGGATTACCACCCCGTTCGTCTTTCTCCGGTATTTCATTGATAGGAAATGGTTCGCCGGGTTGATATAATTTTTTATTATGATTAATAACGACATCGGCATAATATTCAAGCGTTTTCTTTGTTTTTTCTGCTGCCATAATTACCTCATGAAAAAGATTAACCGGGGAATCGCAGGGGATGAGTCTTTTGATTTCCCCGGCCGGGATTAAATTTATTTAAGGTCTATACCAAAGTTGAGCTTGTCCGGATTGATAACTATAATTTCCATTTGCATCTGTAACCACAATCCAAACGCCTTCTACTGGAAAATAAGGAATCAAATTACCACTGGAATTTTTCAAAAAAGGTCTTAATGTAATCGCTAACGGGTCTGCACTGGTTCCATTATTAATCGCATCTACATTCACAGATGAAATTGTAAAACTATCGATGATATGAGCAATTCTACTCGCGATAGTTACTTCTCCATATGTTTTTGCATCATAGAGAGTATATTTAATTGCCGTTGTCACCGAGGAACCGGCATTGATGGTAAATAATCGCAATCCATAATATTTGACAATGGGAGCTTTCCCTGAGGTCGTTGAATTCCCCAAAAATTGCCCGGTTGTAATATTCAACAGGGTAATATTGAAAGTAGACATATTCATATATGCCAACCCCGTTACCGGGTCCGGTTGTGTAGGCACAGTCAAACCAAACGAGGAAACGACAGAAAGAATGGCAACCACAGTTATCAGGTATAAAATCTTCAAAGTTTTCATATTTTAAATTAGCTCCTTTTATTTAATTGACTAATGCTGCGTTAATACAATTTTGGAATAAATACCCTGCCGCAGGTAGTGGTACTTTCACATCCAAATATTGACCACTGCGAACAAAGGTTGTTTTCACCGGTTGTTCATACCAGGTATCCGCAACCATTCCACCGGAACGGAATGTCATACCTAATGTGGGTCGTTTTCCATCAGGGCTGGCGATTGCACCCGGATCGATATAGGCTAATACCATATTATTTCCCCAGATAAATTTCCGAGTCTGGGTAGCTTGTGCGTAATTATTGAATGTAGCCACTGATTTACCGATATAAATATTTTCGATTGCAAAAATAGTTTTTGCCTGTTCTTCGCTGACTTGTTGACGGCCTTGATTGAAAAACATATTTTGTAAAGCCGGATGAAATTTCAAAACAGACCAAACGGATTGAGCAATAATAAGGCTGTTGGGTTCAAACCCGGTCGCTTTTAAAATAACTTGCCGTGCCGCTTCCACGTAAGGGCGGGGGTCCGCATTACCATTGGAATAATTATTAAATTGATTGGCAGCAGAAATAGTTTCATATTGTGTCAATGTCCCGGAATCGCAATAGAGAGCGGCCACTTTCGCTTCATGATTTAATAAAATCTGGTCGGTAACTGAAGTAGTGCCGAATCGATCCAAATCAACACCCGTTTGATTTCTCCGTCTATCTTCATCGGTAATTGGAAATTCTAATGAATCTTCCGAGCAATTAAATTGATACCATCTGATTTGCCGTCCAATTTGGTTGGCTCTTGTGCCCGGTGAACGGTTGGCAGAAGCAATTTGAAAAATAAAATTATCATCAAATATCGGGAATTGACCGGATAATAAAGCTCCACCATCACCGGCTAAACCTACGGGGACCATCGGGCAAACTTTTTCTCCAATTAAATTATCATTTTTTACTCCAAGGGCATGACCGGTTAATATCGGGTCTTGTGTTTGTATTCCAAAAGTCGGTGCTGGCATAAGTTATTAATTCTCCTTTAAATCAGTTTATGTTCCCCAGTGATGAATATTTACAAGAATAGCAATTCTGTCTCCGGCAGCCGCCGCAGGTTCAAGCGTTTGACCAATAACCCAATTTCCGGCAGTCGCTGTGGTAACTTGTGTTCCAGATGAATACATAACGTAAACCCCAACTGTAAGTGCACCGGCGGCATAAACATAAGCTCCGCCGCCGTTGCAAGCGATAACGGCTTCGTCACCCGCTGCACCGGCAGCCGCGGGTCCGGCAGCTTTAATCAAATCCCATAATACACCTACGGGAATATCGGAGGCAGCTGCTAAAACTGTGATTGCAAATTGACCCGCCCAACCTCTTGATGGAGCAGTAGGTCGAGTCGTAATTTTCATACCACAACCCATATATCCAGTAGTCGGAGTTACAATAACCGCTCCGGCGGAATTGGTTAAATCAATAGCGGCAATTGATGAACGTAAAACGGGAGGCGGTACGCTTACTCCGGTTTGTAAATTGTCGAAAACAGTTGTCATAATTTATTAGGCTCCTTTAGAAACGAATTCAACAACATTATTCCAGTTGGCTTTATATTCACTGGGTTTTAAATTTCTTTTACGGAATTCAGCAACTACTTTATCAAATAATGCTTTGGATTCCGGGGAAGTATTTTTATTCGGGATAGCAGTTTGATAACCGGCTTCAATCATATCCGCATATTCATGAACTTTTTCCAGTTCGCCTTCCATTTCCGTTTTTCCAAACGGGATTAAAGCATTTTTTGGAATCAAATTGACAAATTCCTGAATACTGGCAAACAGGGGTTTCTTCCCATACATAATTTCAGCGATCGGTTGAATGATTTCTTTTTTCGCCCCCGCTTCCACTTTCTGATTTACATATTCAGTAATTTTGGGTTCAATATCTACAAATTCTGTGACTTCCTGAATAGAAGATGACCGGTAGAGAATCGCTTCCAACATATTTTTCATGGGGATTGTTAAACAACCGGATTCTTTTTTACCTTTGCAATATTCGGCAATAGCAGATTGGTTGGATTGTCTTTCCTGCGTTGCCTTATATTCGGAAACGGCTTTCTCAGCGGCTTCTTTTTCAATTTTCTTTTTTTCTTCCGGTGTCATAGAATCTCCTTCTGACATATAGCAAATAATAGGATGATTTTCGGAATAGGATTTAATTTCCATTCCGTGCATGGCGGGTGAATCAATACTTAATCCAGCGGCGTGATGAAATCTTTTTGAAAAAGAGGCAACTCCTGGTGAAATATAACGGACTCTTTTTTCTTCAATCCAACGCTTCATATCATTGGTTAAATTATGAACACGGGCATAAACAGATGTGCCTTCTTTTTTAAGGGTCATGGGTTTTATCCAGCCGTGTATTTTATCCGGTTCTTCGATATAACGTCCGGTGTCGGGGTCTTTTTTGGGATGACCTAATGTAAATGGGATTTCTGTATCACCGTTTCTTGAATAAGAAATTGAATTATCTACAAATACTTGCAAATCGGATTCGGATACATCCCCTTCAGGATATTTGCCCGCTTCTGCAATTTTAACAAGTAACTCTTTGGAATTTTCATCATAGGTTATACAATCCGAATATTGAATCACTTTATTTTCCGGTTCCTTGGTTTTAATTCCCAGTATGGTATTGACTAATTTCCCGATAAAAGAAATTTCTTTGCCATGGGTTTCTTTTTCATGGAATTCAATTACCTGGTCGATATTGTCTGCAAACTGGGAGACGTAATTTTCTGCATCCTTGACCGACATCCCTGTTTCTTTGAAATATTCTTTTGCGCAATGTGCTTTGGCTTCTTTATCATTCATTCCTTCGCCGGTTTTCTTCATCACGCATTGTTTATATTTTTCAGGCATAAAATAAAAAAACCGGATTAACTTATCATTAATCCGGTTTCGCATTCCCTTTTCGTTTTGGCTGATACTAAATTTAACATTGTGTAAATAGTTATAAAACCAAAACCTTATAATGTCAATAGTCAAGGTTGTCAATTAGTCAACCTTGAAAGTGGTAGGAGTCCGGGAGTTTCCTTTAGAAATAATTTTAATTTGTTGTTTTTTTATAAGTGATTTTAAGGCACGGTTCACATTGGATTGATCCAGATTTAAGAATTCTACAATTTCTGATTGATAACATTTTACAATTCCTTCAGTCGCTAAAATATCCAGAAATGCTTTGATAAAAATTTCATTCCGGGAATATCCATCCACTATCATTTGAACATCCACCGGGAGGGTCTGGCTCATACAATCGCTTCCTGATTTACAAATTTTACATCCCGAAATCCTTCATCTGGTTCTACATTCGGGGGATTGCCTACAGGGTACATTTGATTCAACCATCCGTTTCTATCTGCTTCAAATCGGGATATGGTTTGAATACTACAACGCTCATTAAACCCGTTCGGTGTCCACCAGCGTTTCCAAACTGGTGCATCTTTTCTTGCCACAAATCCCGCCATTGCCAAATGATTTAGTCGATTTCTTCCATCACCGGATTTCCCACCGACTGTGAGATAACGATAACCCCAGACAAAATCGGCTACATCGGGGTCGTTGGTTTCTTCATACAATCCCTGAGAATATGCACTCGATGAATTGGTTCTAAATATCGTTTCAATTTGATGCGGTGCTCTCGGTGTTAATCCGGTGGATTGTTCGATTTCCTGAAATCTGGTTTTGAATTGTGCGAAGGTTTCACCGGATTCAAAAGAAGTTTGAAAAGAATTTTTTAATCGTTCTATCGTGTTTGTATCGGTGACATCGGCTACCGTAAAAGCATATGCCCGTTCCCGTTTTGCCAGTTCCATAAATTTATCTTTTGGCATGGGGATTTTATTTTGAATGACAATCTCCGCCGCCGATGTACCCAACCCTGATTCCATGACATTCTTAATTAAACTATTTCGGGTAATCGGATGGATCAGGGAAGTCGGAGCGATTAATAATTTCTGTAATAATTTTTCCTTGCTGGATAAGGCTTTATTCCCCGGGAAATCTTCTTTAAGTATATGTGCTGTTACCTGTTCCTTGATTATATAATCAATATCCCCGTTGGATTTTTTAATCTTCCAAGCGGGTAATGAATTCTTTCCGGCTTTGATATTTCCCTCTCCAACTATTTGACCGCTAATTAATCCATCGGCAACTACGTCTCCTTTTTTCGGTTCCCGTTTTGCAAATTCAGAAACCGGATAACTGCTGAACCGGAATCCTTTTTTATTTAAATCGTAAACTAAATCGGCTCTACCCAGTAAATTCATAATCAATCGAAAGTTACCTATTAATTTGGAGATGCTATCCAGCTCATCGGGATTGAATAATTTATGTTGATTTAGAAATTCTATAGCATCATTGTGGTTTGTTTTTTTTTAAGCTCGTCAATCAATCGGCTTAATGCCTTACCGGATATTTTGGAATAATCGTCAATCGCCATTTGTTCAATTTCTTCCAGAGAATATCTCTTTGCAAATTCCTTTACTAATTCTGGATTGGAAAATTCTGATTCGGACGGATTTCCAAAACCGGAAACGCCAAATTGTTTCTTCGGGATAACTGCTTCCCCGGCGGATGGTTTCGGGACTCCTAATTTCTTATATGTCCAATCTTCGGGTAAATCCACCAATTCATTCGCTGCATTTAATTCTTCTGCAATCTTTTTGGTATCCTCTTCTTTTTCATGCTTGATATCGAAATGCGGGTATCCTTCCTGCGGACCAAAATTAATATCCACAAGGAACCGGACCAACTGCCAGTTAATCGCCGTTTCAATATTTTTACAATATCCTTGGATAATCGGGTCGGTGACTTCAAATTGCAAAGTTTCATCCCGTGCTTGGCTCCCAACATTCTTAGAACTGCTGGTTCCTTCCTGTCCCAAAATACAATAAATAATCTGGCTATCGCAATATTCAATTGCCTGTTTATATCCATCGGTTGAGCCGGTTCGGGTAGCTTCCAATAATCTTATTTTGGTATCATCGGGAATAACGATGGAAGATTCGGTTTGAATTGTTTGTAAAATATTTAATAACTCATCGATTTCAGGTTGACCTAGGCCTCTCGCATATTCACCCAAAGCAGTCGGTTGACCGAACTTATCCAGGAAGGTTGCCCAAAATTTTATAATTTCTTTTTTAATCCACCACCACCAGAATATCTTGTTACCCAATGGATTTCCATAAGGGTTATCATTGCGGGGATCAAACCGGAAATGAATAAATTTATTTTTGGGTACATATTCCCCCGGTATCATATTTTGACGGGTCATCATTTTCATTTCATTTTCCATTGTGAAACCGAACCGTCTTTGATGACGCATGAGAATATCGTAAACGCCCACCATATTATCAACTCGTGGATGTTCCAAATCCCCGGAATAAACAATTTCCTGAATACAATACCCCTTTAAAATCCCATCCAGCATTTCATGAATTTTATCATCTATGGAGGGAATTTCATTCAACAAAACATCCTCTGCAAAATCGGCAATCATGGAATCTTTGGGGGTAACATCCTGATTTTTCTTTTGAAATGGAGTGACCAGTTTGGGATAAGAAGTGATTTTGTTTTTAATCTGGTTGAGTGCTCCCCATACTTTCGGGTCGGTTTCAATATCGTTGAAAATATCGATTTGCTTCCCGTCAGAATGAAACGTAACAATGAAATCCGGGTTGGGACTCCACATATCCGGGGGAGCCAGCCAATAACGAAATGGATTATCTTTTACGGGGGCAACGACTTTGTAAATGGGTCTATCGAGAATCTTCCCGCTGGGACCGTATAGTTTAACAATCGGCATGGCTAATAATTTATTCTAACCGGAATGATTTGTCAATTTAAAACCCTTTTAGTTTTTTCTGGGTTATCCGTTGTTCCCCGGTCGCTTTGAATTGCGGGATGGATGCATCCTGTGCAAAAGTCAGCATTAATCCCTCATGACAATCCGGGGAATGAAACCCCAATTTTTTTAAATCTGCTTTGGATATAAAAAACAATACCTCATCTCCAATGACTTTAAATTTAGAAGCATAAAGTAATTCTTTCCACCCGGGATGTTGAATTAATTTACCGCCTTTTTTTAACCATTTGATTTCTTTTTCAGTCGCCTCCGCTTTCAATGAATCGTATTTCATGACGTGTTGTGACCGTCTATCTTTTTCATGAGTTTCAATTTCTTTATTTTTCTCTTCCCGTTTTTTTTCCGACATGGAACCGATATTGATACCAGTTGCAAAGAATCGTAACGGGGGATTATGCAAGTAGGATAACAGGGCATGATTATTTACAATATCCAGAAAACAATTCGAGGGAAGTATTTCATATTCACGGGCATAATTAATTATTTTATTTGCAAATACAATCTCATCCGATAGTCTCTCTATAAATAATATTTTTGATGAATAATCATCCCGGTAAACAATCGTTGAATAATCCCCGCCGGAAGCCTGGTCAATTCCCAATCTTCGGCGGGTCCGTTCGGCCTGCGGTACAAACTGGGATTCTGAAATATAAAATGATTCCAGCATTTCTAAGGTTATGGCTTGTTGATATCCCAATCTGTCATACGCCTCTTCAGGAGGAAATAAATTATTGAATAAAATATCGAATAATAATTCATCCTTCGCCATTTCGATTATCTCATCGTCATATCCATGATACCCAGCGATTCTATCGGTTATACTATCGCGGTAATTAATTCTGATTTGATACCAACGGGGATCGATACTATGCCGGTATAAATGATTCCGCGATAGTA